TTTCTTACGATCCTCCTCTTCTTTTTCAGAAGACTCAGCCTTTTCTTCTTTAGTTAAATTTGCCATAGTCTTCATTTGAAGATTAAGTTCACCCTCCCATCTCTTTATTTCAGTCTCCTCTTCTTTTTGATTGATCTTTGCTATAGTATCCAGATATGTTCTAGATATATCATTCAATGGATTTAATTGAGACATGACTAGCCTAACTCTTCTTTTTCTTATATTTATTTATAAACTGTTTACCCCATACAGGTGGAGACTGACCAGGAACCATTGTTTCTGCATACTTTTTATAAGCATCTGTGCCAACTAACCTTTGATCTGACGGAACTCCCGATGGATTTACTGCTTCCATCACGTCTTTTACCCAAGATTTGAACATATAATTCTCTTTTGTCACACATATAAGATGATTTGTACCTCTACGGATGATTTCACCTATCAATCCTGTGTTTAAATTCTCTACAAGGTCACCAATCTTATAAATTAATCCCTGCACATAGTTCTCTCTTAGTCCTTTTTTATCTAAACTTGGTGCAATTTCCCATAAATCATAAGACTCTTTTACTTTTTTCTTCTTACCCTTCATTCCAGTGCGAACAGCATCAAAAACTGCTTGTGCATCGGCATCTTTGAGTCCTTTTGGTGTTCCACGTCTAAAAGAGTCGAAATCATCATCTGCAACTGCCTTTCTCATCTTAGATGCAGACATTCCTTCCACTCCTTCAGCATCAGAATCCCTTACACCAGCTGAAATTACCCTAATTAAGTCAAAATTATAGAGATCTCCATTGTATTTTTGTGCTAAATTCTCAAATTCTGCCTGTCTGTCTGCTCCAACGATGATATTAACGTTCTTAAATCCATCTGCTTCTGCAGTTTTAAGCACATCAAAAATAGTTTTCATCTCACCGTCATTAATAATCTCTTCCTCATAATCAGGGAACATTTTCTTCATATAAGAGACCTTCATGTCAGGATCAAGAGGATTTTTCTTCGGATCCTGTGATCTTGATGGATAAATCTTGAGTGGCCCACCTGATGCTGCCTTTCTTGCTGCTCCTAATAGTTTTTCATGACCTACAGTTGGTGGATTAAACCTACCAAACGCTGTTGTAAGGGTTTCTCCCTCTTTTTTATCTCCTTTTTCCTCTGGTTTTTTCTGTAAAGGTGCTCCTGCAAGGTCATCATCCTTACGTCGTTTCAACATTTGCTGAACTGGACCTTTAGGCATCTTCTTCCCATTGACAGGAAGATGTGATGGACGGCCTGGAGTCTGATCTGGATCTTTTCCTGGTCTCTGATTCTTATTGAAAAATCTTAACTTATCTCCTTCTGTTTTTGCTACAAATTCTCCACTACGATCCAACCAACCACCGTGGCCATCGCTCTTGAGTCCTAATTTCCGTGCCTGTTCTTTTGCTTTGGACTCAGTTTCGGTTAAAAATTGGAATAAAGTCTTCATATAACTTACTGTTATACTATATTTAGCGTCTTAGACTACGCCATTAAATTTAACTGCTAAATTTATATATTGACCTAACTTATGAGCAATACCTGCTTTATTAGTTCTAATAGAAAATTTCAATTTCGTAGTTTTTTTATTACATGTAAGAGAAACTATAAAATCTTGTTTAGCTTTTGAAGCCTCAGCACTAATTCCTTGCTTACCTTTTTTAGATACTTGGACACACATTTTAACTTCTTCCTCATCATCTAATTTCTCTACACCACCTCGTGTTGCATGAAGAACAACTAAAGGAACTTTTGCGTCCTCTGCTGCTACTTCTTTTAATAACCAGTCTTTGGCTTTGTTAGGATTATTATTAATCAAATCAATTACTTTACCCTTCAACCATAATAACTGTTCATCATATCTTCTATTATAATCCTTTGAATCTTTCTTTTCATACTTTCCTAAAACACCAGTCATTTTAGGTTTTCCGTAATCAGAAAAAGGAGGAATTCCTAATATACTTTTATAGTAAGTATCATAAGACTCCTTCTTAAGTTTTTCAAACTCTTGTAGTTTATTAAAAGATCCAGAATTATAAATTGCTCTAACATAACTATTAAATTGTGGGGGTGAAGTTCCACCTGATGTAGCCTTAATAGATAGTCCTATCATTTTACCATCATTATAAACAAGAAATATATCTCCTTTATGATTAGGTTGAACCCCATCTGGTTTTGTATTATTCCTATATCCCCATACAATTTTTTCTATCTTTTTTCTATCATAATTAGCAAGTATATATTTAAAAAGATCAAGAGCATTCCCAAGTTTCTCATCAAACATATCAGATTTTTCCTTAGCAGTTATAATAACTTCTTTCCCTGCTTTTAATGCCGTGTTATTTTTATACACTCCCCCCGTTTTTAATTTAACTCCTTTACTATAGATTTGTTGATAAAAATCAGATTTAGTTACGCTCTTTGTTAAACCCAATTCAAATGCAACTGCTGGAAATAATTCTGTAATAGATGCATTAAGAGTAGTAACATTCATTCCACCCTTAGTACCACCCTTATAAACAATATCTACCTCAGTGGATCCTCTTTTAAGTTGAGTGTAATCCATAGAGGATTTAGTAGTCCCTACAATCCTCTGAGATTTAACACCAGGTATTTTATCAAGAAGAGCCTCTAACTCATCTTGTGTTTCTAATCTATCTTCTTCACATTGAATGTATATATTTTTTCCTTTTGTTTTTTTATCATCAACCGAAATGCCCAAATCGCTAAGATTAGCATTAATAATCTCAGATATCTCACTATAAAGATCTGAACCAACAACAGTTGCCATCTAACCAAACTTTCTAGTTATTTATTAAACCCACCTTGTAACTGTAAGTTCAATAGTATTATCCTCCATCTCCCACTCTTCTTCTACTTGAAATCCCATTTCCTTAACAGTATTATGCACTGTCATTCTTGCATACTGTTGATTAACTTTATCCATAAACCTCTCTACAGGAATAGGTTGGTTCCATGTCTCAAGATCTGCTACTAATTCATACTCACCTGTCATTGGATTCATACGGAAACCAATATCACTAGCAATAGCAAGTTCAGCCTCTACTGTTTCATGACCAATACCATGACTACCACTTACTTTTAGTTCCTGATCTTGCTTTACATCATACTGAAGTATCTCCAGTGCTTCCTGTAGTTGTGGTTTGTTCCTTAACTTGGTCCTGATTGTACTGAAGTGCGACATTGTTTGAGTAAAATTCGGGTTTAAATTGACGAGTTTCTAATTCACCAAGTTTATTATCTATTTGTCTGGTGAGTTCTACACATTCATTAGATGTTGCTCCCATAACTTCTTCAGTTACTCTACCATCTTGTCGGATAGTAAACTTAAGTGTTTGTTGTCTAGGCATTAGTCTCCTGCGTTTTGTGACATCCATTCACTAATAGTAGCATCATACTCTGCAGTATGTTTAAATGCTTCTAACATAAATTGCTTTCTTAATTCATCAACAGTAACAGAAGATATGTTACCGTTCATTGCATCAAGATAAATTCCATACTGATTAGGATTAGTTAGCACAGCAACATCTTTATAATTCTTTGCTGCTGATCTGACCATACTAGGACCACCAATATCAATATTCTCTATTGCTTCTGCAAGAGTTACATCTGGTTTAGCAACTGTCTCCTTAAATGGATATAGATTAACTGCCACAATATCAATCAATCCAATATCATTTGCATTACGATCTAAATCATGCAATGGATTACCACGTTGAGCAAGAATACCACCATGAATCTTGGGATGTAATGTCTTTACTCTTCCATTCAGAATCTCTGGTGAACCAGTATATTCAGATACCTTAGTTACAGGTAATCCCTCATCACTAATTACCTTATGAGTTCCACCACTTGATATAAGAGTATATCCAGAACGGATTAATCCTTCTGCAAAATCAACAATACCTGTCTTATCCGAAACACTTAATAATGCGTAGTAATTCATACATCCCCTTCTGCACGGTTTTCTGAATGGTGAACATCAAACTCACCACCAGGATATCTTTTCTTTAATTTATCTACATTCATCTCAATGATTTCATCAAAGTCAGTATCAAGTGCCATGCAAGCCTGTGCAACGTACCACATGATGTCTCCAAGTTCTCTCTTCATATGAAATACATTCTCTTCATTAAGTGGTTTACCCTGAAACGTCATCTTCTTAACTACCTCAGTGAACTCACCACCTTCAGCAGTAATACCAAGAGCAGCAGTTATCAATCTTTCAATAGGAAGTCCTTGTGAATGTAAATCAAAACATCTTTTATTGAAATACATATACTCATTAGATTCTTGAGATGTTACTGCGTCTACAAACTCAGTATACTTTTTGGTGTCAACAGTCATTAGAATTTAAAGTCGTTAAATGATTTTTTAGTTTTTCTCTCTTCTGGATTATACTCTTCTTC